CCTTCCGCCTATGCTTCAGGTGCTATTGCGAAGTGTCGCAAGAAAGGCGCTAAGAACTGGGGTAACAAGAGTGGCAGTTAGAAAGACCGAAAAAGGCGCATCGTTAAAGCGTTGGTTTAAAGAAGACTGGAAAGATGTACGTACCGGTAAAGCCTGTGGTAGGAAGAAGGGTGAAAAGCGCGATACGCCGTATTGTAGACCTACAAAGCGGGTATCCAGTAAGACACCTAAAACGTCTTCTGAGATGACCAAGGCAGAAAAAACGAGTAGAGTTGCCCAAAAGAAGAAACTAGGGCAACCAGCAGGTAAACCTAAACGAGTAGCATCGTTACGTAGGAAGAAACAAAGTGGCTAAAGGCGTAAAACATTACTTTAAAGATGGTCGTGAGCACAAAGGGGGTATGCACAAGCACCCTGATGGCAAACTTATGACCGGTAAAACGATGTCCAGCGCCTCTAAGAAGTTGTATCACTACGGCCAGCTTTCCGCAAAAGCCAAACAAAAAGCTAAGAGCGGGTGGGGATAATGGCTACATCAGGAAGTACAGCATTCAATATGCCCTTTACAGACATCGCTGAAGAGGCGTGGGAACGCGCTGGGCGTGAGTTACGGTCTGGGTATGATCTCCAGACTGCACGTCGTTCTATGAATCTGATGACGATTGAGTGGCAGAATCGCGGCATTAACATGTGGACTATCGAGCAAGGGTCATTAGATCTTGTGCAAGGACAGTCTACTTATGCGTTACCTGACGATACGATTGATTTGCTAGAACACTCTATTCGGACGGGTGCAAACAACCAAACCACACAATCTGACCTGACACTGAGTCGGATTAGTATTAGTACGTACTCGTCTATCCCTAACAAAATTACACAAGCACGACCGATACAGGTTGTTATACATAGAGATAGTGGACAGACTTACCCGACAGGTATTACGTTAGCTGCTACTGCATCCAGCACAGATACAACTATTACGCTTAGTGGGGTAGCTGGGTTACCTCCTGCAGGGTTTATAAAGCTAGAAAACGAGATTATTAACTACAGTTATATTACTGGTAACGTGTTACAGAACTGCTTCAGGGGCCAACAGGGCACTACAGCAGCGACTCACACGGTTGGTGGTACCGCTATACCCGTTTACTGGGAACAAGTCCCCTCGGTCACCGTATGGCCTGTACCGGACAATGTTGAGAGCTATCAGATTGTTTACTGGCGTATGCGACGTGTGCAAGATGCTGGTAGTGGTATTGAGACAGCCGACATGAACTTCCGGTTCTTTCCGTGTTTAGTAGCGGGTTTGGCTTACTATATCGCTATGAAAGTACCTGAACTTGTTGACAGGGTACCGATGCTGAAAGCCGTATACGATGAGCAATTTGCACTTGCTGCTGCAGAAGATAGGGAGAAAGCCCCGATTAGGTTCGTGCCGCGTGCAGGTAGGTTCTAGATGGGCAGTCAATTCGCTTCTGACAAAAGAGCCATCGCCATGTGCGATGTGTGTGGGTTTCAATTTAAGTTAAAGACGCTAAAAAGTTTAATGGTTAAAGGTAGAGATACGCAGATAAAAGCGTGTTCTGAGTGTTGGAATCCGGGCCAGCCGCAGCTTAAACTAGGGGAGTTTCCGGTAAACGATCCACAAGCAATACGGAATCCAAGACCCGATACAAGTCTTGGTGTATCAGGAGAGTATAGTAGTAGAGACATACAGTGGGGTTGGAACCCAGTAGGCGGTGGTAATGATCCGTTTGGGCTAACTCCTAACAACTTAATATCTACTGGGTCAGTAGGAACAGTTACAGTAACGACTACATAGGAGTAGTACGATGTATAACCCTAAAAATGTTTTTGGGATGGAAGAAGTCAAAGTCCAAAAGAATAAAGGCGTTCAGTCTTATGGTGCCAAGCCAAGCATGAAAGGCGTTAAGACTTCTGGCATCATGATGCGCGGGTATGGCGCAGCGACTAAAGGCCGTATGTGCCGAGGGCCAATGGGCTAAATCATGGATTACACGCAGCTCAAAGTAGATATTCAGGATATTTGTGAGACAACTTTCACAGATGCCCAGCTTGCTATGTTTACTGAACAGGCCGAGCAGAAGATCTATAACTCGGTTCAGATCCCTGCGTTACGTAAAAACGTTACTGGATCAGTAACAGCTAGTAACACGTACCTAGATATTCCTTCGGACTTCTTATGGTCGTACTCTTTAGCGGTTATTGACGGAGACGGTAATTATTCGTTCTTGATTAACAAAGACGTTAACTTCATCCGTGAAGCATACCCAAAGGCTACTTCTACAGGGCTACCGGTACATTATGCGTATTTCAACGATGACGCGTTTATTGTTGGCCCGACGCCAGACAGTAACTATGCAGTAGAGCTACATTACGGGTACTACCCTGAATCCATTGTGACGGCTGGCACGACGTGGCTTGGGGATGAATTTGATTCGGCTTTGCTGAATGGTGCGTTGATTGAGGCTATCCGATTCTTGAAAGGCGAGCCTGATATGGTAGCTATGTACGAACGGTTATATGTACAGGCTATGGGGTTACTCAAGAATTTGGGTGACGGTAAATTACGCGAAGATGCTTTCCGTTCAGGTCAGTATAGAGTTGCGGTAACTTAAGGAGTTTAACATGGCAATTACACAGGCAATGTGTACTTCGTTCAAGCAAGCATTACTTGACGGAGAAATGGATTTTAGTAGTAACACAGCGCAGTCTTATAAGATCGCGTTATATACGTCTAGCGCGTCTTTGGATGCCGCTACCACTGCGTACACTACAAGCAATGAAGTCACGGGTACAGGATACACAGCAGGTGGTAACACGTTGTCTATCTCTACCAACCCTACTACTGGGGGTACTACGGCGTTTCTTAGCTTTAATACGACTACGTGGACTACAGCGACAATTACAGCGCGTGGAGCTTTGATTTACCAAGCTGGTGGGTCTACTCCAGCAGTTGCTGTACTTAATTTTGGTAGTGATAAAGGGTCTTCCGCAGGTGATTTCCAGATTACTTTCCCCGCTGCCAATGCGACTGACGCGATTATCAGGATTGCTTAGGTACTAAAGGATGCCATCTTCGACGACATACGAAGGCTGGGGACGCGCCAGTTGGGGTCAAGGTTCTTGGGGAACCCCCCTTATTATTGTCAATGTCGATGGTGTTCAAGCAACAGGAGCAGTAGGCAATTTAGGTGTATCTGCTACTGTCGCGGTAACAGGGGTTGGAGCTACAGGCGCTATTGGCGCGGTGTCTATAGGCAGTGCAGTTCAGGCATCAGGCTTAGAAGCGACCGGTAATGTAGGCAACATAGGTATATCTGCTGCTGTTGCGTTAACAGGAGTTCAAGCTACAGGCGCTCTTGGTACAGTAGCTATAGGCAGTGCAGTTCAGGCATCAGGATTAGAAGCCACAGGTGCCCTTGGTACTGTATCCACAAGTGGTAGCGTACAACTAACAGGGGTTGCAGCTACAGGCGAAATAGGTAGTGTAGGTGTAGCCGCCGATGTCGCTGTAACAGGTGTCCAAGCCACAGGTGCTATTGGTGATGTAGTTGCAAGTATAGGGGTAGGTGGTGTTCAAGCCACAGGCGCTATTGGCGATGTAATCGTAGGGCTTGGGGTAAACGTATTTGTTACAGGCGTAGCAGCCACAGGCGAAGTAGGTACCGTCCACATATGGAGCCAAATAGTCCCCGGCCAAAATCCGAACTGGCAAGATATTAGTGATGCACAAAACCCAAATTGGGTTAATATAAATACAGCTCAAAATCCAAACTGGCAAGACATAGCCGCATGAGGGTAAGAACATGACAACTCAATACACTACGATCCTTAAGTTAGCTCTTCCTGTTCAAGGGGAATTGAGCGGTACTTGGGGCGATGTTGTAAACGACAATATTACTGAGATGGTCGAACAGGCTATTGCTGGTAAAGCCGTAGTCAATACGTGGACAGGTAACTCACACACGTTAACCACCGCCGATGGTACGACCTCTGAGTCTCGTTGCGCTATTCTAGAATTGACTGACACGGGTACTGCATTGACAGGCGCGGGTACAGTAACTTGCCCAACTAACACAAAACTTTACATTGTAGACAACAACACCGCACAGATCATTACTGTTAAAACTTCTGGTGGTACAGGCGTTGCCGTGCCCGTAGGTAAAACCATGCTGGTCTACTGCGACGGCACTAACGTCGTTGAAGGCGTTACCCACGCAAATAGTCTGAGTTTGGGCACCAGTACGGTTACTGCAGATAAGATCCTAGACGAAGATAACATGGCGTCTGACAGCGCCACAGCCATTGCTACCCAACAATCCATTAAAGCGTATGTAGACTCCCAAGTTGGGACTGTTGACACCCTTGCTGAAATTCTGGCTAATGGCAACACTACTGGCGCAAACGACATCGATGTTGATTCAGCGCAAAAGGTACAGTTCCGTGATGCCGCGATCTACATTAATTCAAGCGTAGACGGCCAGTTAGACATCGTTGCTGATAGTGAAGTACAGATCGATACGGCTTTAGTAGACATCAATGGTAACCTTGATGTATCCGGTACAACTAATATCAGCGGGTCTACTTCCTTCACAAAGAACGCTATTGCCGGTGTAGCGATAAGCACGACATCAAGAGCTTCTAATACCGTTACGGTAACAAATTCTGCTGTACACGGGCTTACTAATGGTGACCTAGTTAACATTAACGGGGTTGCTAATAGATCTTTTAACGGTTATTTCACGGTATCGGTAAGTTCTACCACAGTATTCACGTACAGTCAGACTGGAGCGGACGAGAGTTCTACCGGAGGTACGTCTACCGAGATTGTATATAACCTTAATGCTAGTGGCACAGCTCTTAACCAGATGAACGGCCCGCTTAATATTACTGCTAACAGCGGTATTGATGGACTTGAAATCACGCAATCTGGGTCAGGCGAAGCGTTAAGTATAACCGGCGGTAATGCTCTTTTTGGTGATAACGACAAAGCAATTTTTGGTATCGGCAACGACCTACAGATTTATCATGATGGTAGTCATAGCTACATAAAAGATGCAGGAGATGGTCAGCTACGTTTGTTAGCTGGAACCAATGTTCAAATTTGGAACTCTGACGCTACAAGCCTTGCGGCTAATTTTAATGGCGATACGCAAACGTCTTTGTATTATGCAGGAGCTGTCAAACTAGCCACCACAACCACAGGCATTGATGTCACGGGTACGGTCACGGCGGATGGGTTGACTGTTGATGGCCCTGCAAGTTTTGATACAAACGATGCTGCAAACCCAGTTGTTATTTCTCGTTTTGGCAGCACAAACGAAAGCCTTAGTATTTCTGTTAATGACAGCATGACTAGTTTTGTTAGTGAGCAAGATGAGACTGACACAACTCGTTATGGTGGTTTTGAATTTATAGGCAGACACGCAGGTACAAATAGAACACGATTAAAAATTGACCACACAACAGGAGACATCAGCTTCTACGAGGACACGGGCACGACTCCAAAGTTGTTCTGGGATGCTTCGGCGGAGTCTTTGGGTATTGGTAACGCAATCCCGATTGCAGCATTGGACGTAACTGGAACGGACGCAGTAGGCAATCTTACAAGTTTAGCCGATACCGTTACCAGAGCTGCGGCAATTATCAGAGGATCAACCCACAC